ACGTAATCAGGTATTGCTACTGCATAATATTCTTCTACAGGTTGTCTGTTATTAAGTATTCCAAACCTATCATATATATTTTTCTTTGAAAATTTCTTTTTAAATACACCAAAATTAGAAGGATTATTTCCGTCTAACTTATTTCCTAACTGTCTGTTCTTTTCTAAACTGTCTCTTCTAAATACTATTAAAGGAGCTTGCATTTTACCGTTTTTATCACGGTAATACCCGTCATTTTGCATTGCTGCCCAACGTTCAGGTGAACCATATACCAAAGGTACCTTAATACTCTTAGCATTTTGAGTTACAGTTGGTTGTAAGACTTCATTAAAGTAGTAGTAAATAGATTCATCTATATCTTTTATACCGACAGTTAAGTTTTTAACATTATCTTCTTTACGGCTTACTTGCTGGGCTCTTGTTTTACCTTTATCTACTCCGTGTTTTTCATTTATAGTAGCACCAGTCTCAGGATGTTTATAGTTTTCTATACTATCCTGTGATAATCTAGCTTGTGACTTTGGTATTGCTTTTCTATCTGCCATATTATCTTACTTCTGTTAGTCCTACTCTATCTGCTCTTGTTAAGTGACAATCAACTATAATAGATAATGAAGATCCAAAACCGCTAGCATGTCCTGATAGGTTATAACTATTGTCTCTACCTAAAAATAACGTGTTTTCTCTTACAGTATCTACTTCATAGAAGTCATTATGCCATTCAACTATGTCTCCTACCTCAGGAACTAAGTTACTATCAACTAAATCCTGTCTAATGAAAGCAAATGATGCTTCTCTACCTAAATCAGGGCCAAATTCCTGTACATCGTATACTTGATCCCCTCTAGTAATTAAGCAATACATCTTTATTGCATTCCAATACGTTTTTTGTAATGCTTCTCCATATAAATTAACGTCTAAATCTTCCAAAGATAGTTTATGGTATAATACTTCCTGCTCTATTATGTCTTTTAATAGCTCTCTGTTAATATTAACCAGTAAATCAAAGTCTCTGTTAGATCCAAATAGCATTACTTCTCTTCTATTGTTTGTTCTCCTACTTCTACGTTAACTATATCGCTATATTTTGACATAGCATTGCTTTTTAAAGCATTAAACGCTTCAACAGGCTCTTTTTGACTAATTATCTTTACTTTATATGTAGCTTTCTTACTATCACTGTCTTCAGAAGCTACAGTACACGTTGTAACACCTGGTAATGCCCTTATAGCATCGTCATACCCACTAGGACCGTCTTCTCCGTAGGTAATCTGTACCATACCTTCGTAAGTTCTGTAGTCTATCTCTAATATAAGGTGTGCTAGCTTCATTATCCTACATATATAGTCATTGGTACTGATTTTAACGTGTTTTGAACGTTTTCTGCCTCTTTAGCTTGTGCTTCTAACTGTGCTGTTCTACCGGTAGAGGTTAAAGTCTCTCTTAATTGAGTTAAAAGGGCGGTTTTCTCTGCTCTAGCATCGGTTAGTAAGTCAGCTTGGTTTAAAGTAGCTTCAGAACCCGGTACAGGTACTACTTGGTACTTACCTCTTACGTATCCAAGTACTTCTTTTGCTAAAGCTAACGTATAGTTAAAGATCCATTGACGTCCTACACTGTTAATATGACTATATGTAGGGTTTTCGTAAGGTACTTCTGATATACTTGTAATTAATGAGGCATCGTTATTGTAATTTATCTTACCTTTATCCTCAACCTTTAAGTATTCAAAGTATAAACTACCAGATTTACCTGGTATAGGAAAGATTCTTAAGTCGTTATTAACTATTTCAAAAGAAAACGTAGATTTTCTTATTTGATCATTAAATTCAATTGCTTGAGTCTTTAATACATCATAAGAAGTAGGCATCATTAAGAAGTTAACTCCGGGACTAAATGAACCGAAATCAAAAGCAGTTAATAAAGATTGAACTCCTGTTCCAGTTCCAGCGTATGGGTCAAAATACCGTTGTATTGCAGGAGGTGCTTCATAAAATACCTTCCTTATTTCAATTCCTCCAGTTATACCTTCGTCAATAGCCCATTGGTTAAGGTCATAGTTTTGTTTATTCTTTTTTATATCAAGAGAACCGGTATACCTAGTAACATTTCCTCCGACTCCTGCTTCAGTTCCGTAGTGTTTAGATATCTGAACTATTCTATTGATAGTAGGGTCAGTTAATTGATTGTTCATAGAACTACCTGTAGAAGCTCCTTCTAAGTTTAGGTAGTTTTCTCTTATTTTGTATTGGAATACTTCGTTACCGTAAGTAGTTATTGCTTCTTCAAAGCAAGCGAACATTTGATCTTCCTTAAGTTCTACATCCATTAAGGGGTAACCTAATCTAGTACCCACAAATTTAGCGACCTTCTCAGCATCTGTTTGAAAGTCACTATCTGAATCGTAAAATCCGAAAGGAGTATCTCCTGCGTTAAATGTAGCAGAACCGTCCCATATTTGTACGCTAGCCATCTTTTAAGTTTTATATAAATAGCAATTAATCTCTGAAGGTTTTATATACTTCTAAGAGCGGACCAACTATTTCATGTCTGTGATTCTGAGCTAAGGAATGAGTAACAAAGCCTTGTACCTGTTCTTCTAGTCTAGATAAAAAAGAAAAACCAGTTTCTCTTTTGTCTCTCAGGTCTATTTGAGCAATATCACCGCAAATCGCCATTTTAGAACCTCTCCCTAATCTACCTATTACAGTTTCCATTTGAGAGTGTGTAACGTTTTGTGCCTCATCTACTATGACAAACGAATTAACAAAAGTTCTACCTCTCATAAAAGCAAATGGTACAATTTCTATATTACCAATTTCCATTTCTTTACGGACCTTAGCTTCATCATACAGCATAAATAAATTGTGATAGATTGGAGCTAACCAAGGGTCCATTTTCTCCCTTATATCGCCTGGTAAGAAACCTATGTCTTCTTTAGACACGGTTGGACGTGTGATTATAATCTTATCTACTTGTTTTGTAAATAGAAGATCTAAACCTACTTGTGTTGCAACTAATGTTTTACCGGAACCTGCCATACCCTTAAGTACGGTAATTGGATTTTCTAGTATTAATTTTTTTGCTTGTTTTTGTTCTTCATTTAATTGAACTTTGAATTTAATTGGATTTTTGGGCCTCCTTTTGGCCACGAAGACCTCGTCGAGGTAGTTGTTACTAGCCATATAGTATGTGTTAGAACGTTATTAATATTCAATTATAAATAGCAAAAAAAAAGAGGCCCGAAGGCCTCTCTTTAAACTTATTCTAAGTTATTCTTAGATCTGAGCGATGTCAGAAATAAAGATTTTACCGTAGAATTCAGGTCTGATCATCTTCTTAGCATATCTAGTCATGAGACCTTTTCTTGGAGTGAAAGTCTCAGGATCGTATACTAGAGGAGTCATCATTAATGGTACATACGGAGCATATACAGCACCAGCTTCTAAGAACTGAGAACCTCTATATCCAGTTAGGATAATGTTTTCAGTCATATAAGGGTTTTTGTATACTTGGAATCTGTTCGCTAAAGAACCGATTTTCTGTACGCCCATTGCAAACTGCTCTTGGTTACCATCTGTAGAAGCAGCATATCCAGGAATTGATTCTAAGATAGTTGCTACATTTGGAGAACATACTAAGAAGTTTGCTCCACCTCTAAGAGTTTTTTGGTGAATCTTGTTAGATACTTTTTGGATTTTAGTACCTAAAGTTTGGAACCACTGTCCTTGAGTATTGTAGAAGTCAGAAGTTGAAGTAGACCAGTTAGATCCGTCCCATACTTTGTTATTCTCAGCACTCCAATGTTCAGTTGTTCTTGCACCTTGGATTAACATATCTAAGATCTCTAAATCGATTTCCATTGAAATGTACTCACTTAATAGTGAAGTCAATTCAGCTTCTGCATCGATTGAGTGATATGCGTTAAGATCCTGTGCAAATTCTGGTGTCCATTGAGCCTTTAGCTTTCTTGTCTTAGCAACGATAGCCTCAGATTGCAATTGAACATCGATTTCTGGGATAGTGATTGAAGTATCAACAGCTGCAGTAGAATCTGCTTCGAAGTCACCTCTGTCATTATCTACAGGTTGTTTGTGATATAATACAGATACGTTTTCACCGTTTAGTACGTCATTAGCTGAACCAGAAGCCTGGATAAACTGAATGTTAGCACCATCGATTTTAGTATACTGAGCTAATACTGAACCAGAGTTTAGTAATCTAAATGCTCTTACTCCTTCTTCGTCGAAGCCAGAAATAGAAGACTTAGCGATAGATACTAAGTTGTGAGCAGCTAAATCAACACCTACTTCGTAATTTACAGAAGCAGAAGTTGCAGCACCTACAGTTGCAGCTACAGCAGTACCAGTTACTTGGTTAATTGAGTATCCAAACTGACCAGCACCGTAAAGACCGCCACTAACATCTACGTCAGTTCCCATCTTAGTTGCACCTTCAGTTACGTTACCGTACATATTCTCACCGTCTGTTCTTCCGTTAGTAGCAGTACCGTACTTATAGTCTAAGTAGAATACTAGCCCTGATGGCAAGTTCATTGGTTGTACGCTTACAAAGTCTTGCGCTACGATTTGAGCGAATACTTTTCTTACAAGAGGTAAAGCAACGCCTGCCCACTGCTCTCCATCACCAGCGGTGAAAGTTGCAGTAGAAGTACCTACGTTGTTTGCCTCAGCTACGATCTGTTTTGCTTGGTTTTCGAGAATCATAGCCATGTTGTTTCTTGACTTTTCGTTCTCAATACCTTCTAGTAAACCAGACCCGCTCCACTTCTCAGCTAATCTAGCAGAATCTGCTTGTAAGCTTTTGAAGTTATTAGAGCTTTCTAATAGTTGATTGATTTCCATGATTGATTTAAAATAAAATATTATTTAATAATTCCAGCTAATTTTTGCATTCTTAGAACAGCAGAAGAAACCTCGCTAATTACTTCTGGCTTACTTGCAGTAGTACCAGTTGCTTTGCTTGCGCTTCCTTTGTGCTCCTTAATAGTTGTAGACTCTTTTTTAAGAACTACGTTTTCGCTAACCGTTTCAAAAACAAGTTTAACTTCTTTAACAGTCTCTGCTTTATCAAAAGCAGCAATAATGTTAACTTTCTGTGACTCGCTTAAGTTGTTAGCTTTGAAAATTTTGTTGACGTAGAGTAATTTAGAGTTAAGAAGGTTTACTTCGTTTAATTCTTTTCTCAATGTCTCGATAGTTTCAAGAGCTTCGTTAAGTTCAGTTGAATCTTCTTTGATAGTTCTGTTGATGTTCTTTTCAGAAGTTTCTGGGGTTGCTGCTACTTCATTAGCACCAGGTCCTTCAGCTACCTCTTCCATTGCATCATCATCTTTTTTACCTTCTTCCATTTCGTCTTCGCTTTCGCCTTCTGATACAGATTCTAGTTCTCTTAGAAGTTCATCTAGGTCAATTTCTTCGTCACCTTCTTCTCCTCCGGCTAGAGGGTCACCCTCGCCAGGTACATCTAAATCTGCTCCAGCGTCCATATCATCAGCAGGTAATTCAGCGTCCATTTCAGCTCCACCACCCATTTCTTGTGAAATGATGTCTCTGATTAGGTCTTTGAAATCCTCTACTGAAAGATCTTTTAGATCTTCGTCGTCTGCTGGCTCATCTTCGATTTCGTCTTCAGCTTCCTCAGGAGCTTCTTCTCCTTCATCGTCAGCCTCTTCCATTGCGTCGTCATCCTCGTGAGATCCTTCCTCTACTGCTTCTTCCATTTCGTCTTCTTTAGAGCCTTCTTCCATAGTATCGTCGTCAGATTTTTTACCTTCTTCAGTCGTTTCTACAGATTCATCCACTTCTTCTTCGACTTCGTTTACTGCTACTTCATCAACGTCTTTTTCTTCCATTTCTTGAAGTTTAGCAGCTAACATGTCTTTTAGATGAGGAGTTAAAGTCTCTTCTAAAGCTTCCTTAGCGTTAGCAATAGCGGCTTCTCTTACAGATTTTGCTTCAGCAATAGCTTGCTTAAATAAATCTTTGTTTGCCATTTTGTTATAAAATAAATGTGATTTCTGTTACTATTAAGAGCAACAATAGGAAATATGATTTTTTACGATACAGTATAGGTCACTGTATATTCGTATATAAATATATAAAGTTTCCGGAAAACTTAGTAAATGAAGAAAAAATTATGCAGTAGCGGCGACTGCACCGGCAATCTCTGCTCCAACTACAGCTATATCTCTACCTTTTAATGCTGCTTTTACTGCAGAAATAGTGGCGCTAGCAACATTGGCACCTCTTAATGCTTGCATTGCTCCGATACCTGCTTTAATACCTAATCCAGCTAACATAGCAATAAATAACCCTTTAGCTACTAACTGACGTTTCTTTTCATCTTTAAGGAAAGGTTTGATAAATCCTGCTATAGTTTTAACGATATTAACTTCATTATTGTGAGCCCATTTGTGAACTGCATCTGCTTTATTAGCAGCTTTATCCATGCCTAATTTCTTAAACCCTTTTGCAGCATATTTACCTAGAACATCTAAGACAGTATTAGAAGCAAGTGCCCAACCAAGAATACCTACTACGGTAAGGGCCTCGTTTACTTCACCTTCTTTACCGAATTCGTCTTCCATAGCCGCATCTAGTTCTTGACCTGACTGTTGCTCATCGCCTTCTAATATGAGTTCAGGTAATATCATTATGCTCTTAGTATATCGTTAATGATAGAATCCAGGTTAGTATATTTTGATACTTTACCTTTTCCTTCGTTTAACGATACTGGGTTCATAAATGCACCGTGAGTAGAAGGATTAGATACAAAGTCCCAGCATACTAATTCAAAGTCTGGTTGTACTTCTAATTGGCCTTCGTTTGTTTGTTGGACTGAT